GAGGGTTTGGCAATTTTTTTCGATCCATCAGAATGTTCCTTTTCCATTATTGTTGTTAAAATAACGACCACGGACTTGGGACTCACTTGCCTTAATTAGTTGCTCCGTTCCACGATCCAACTTCTTACGCCCCCACTCAACAGGAACATCTTCACTGCCATGGGTAACATCATAGGCAGCGCCACCGTCCCTGTAGCCTTCCGCGTCATTCATGCTTTCAGCCTTGTTCATCAGGCCCCCAGCTTCCTTCTTGGAAATGCCCATTTGATCGGACATTTGATCTGTTACACCCCCATCCCTGTAAGGTATAAGCTTTCCATTCCTCTTGGGCATCCTATAATCTCCTATTTATTCTGGCTGTTAATAAGATCAAACAAAGATTTGACCTTCTCCTCAAGGACTTTGACTCGAACCAATATTTCAGCCCTGAACGCGACGCCAATCGCAGCCACCACGATGACCCCGGATATGATGGGCCACACTTCAACAACTTGTCCCATAGCTATTTTCTCTGTTTCACGTGAAACATCACGTCCTGTTCCTCTTTCGAGCTTTAGATAAGGCTATCGCAACAGCCTGTTTCCTGTTAGTAACCTTAGAACCAGTTTTGCTGCCGCTCCGCAAAGTTCCTTTCTTAAACTCCCCCAAGACCTTCTTTATCTTTCGCTTCTTGCCGCCTGTCAACTGACGTGCTGTTTGTGCGCGGGATATAGCCATCACAACTTACTCCCGGCTCTCGCTTGCTGATCCATACGCTCACGGTTTACCTCCGCACGTAGAAGCGCAATATCCTCTTGGGAATCAATTTTCTCCCGGACAAGATCCTGACGTTCGCCTTCTTTTTGCTCCTCAAACTGCTGCCTGACTGAAAATTCCTCGGCTTTACGCTGTACGTCAGCGGCCTTGATATCCAGTTCTTTGGAACGGAGTTGAACAAGCGGATCAACTTCCCCTTCCGGAGGTGGCATAAGAGCCGCCATGACTTCTTCCGTGTATTGAGCAATAAGCTCTGCAACACGACCCTCAACGTCTACCTGGGGCGGTTGCTGACCCATGCTCATAGCTTGCTCCATAACCATGCGAAGCTCCGCATCGGCTACACCTCTGGCCTTGAACGCAACATGCTCACATAAATGAGCTTGAAGTAAGGCAAAAACGGGCGGCGTTGACGCAGGAATTGGCGTTTTCATGAACACGATATGTGCTGCGATGTGAGCGTCATGATCTTGGTTGGGGAACGCCTGCAACGTTTCCTGGATCAGGGCCTTGGCATTCTCAATAGCCGGATCAGTGGGCTGCGGTTGTTGTGGTGTGGGCAATAATGCCTCAATGTTATGGACACCTATAGCCTCATAGATTCGGCGGTAAGCCTCATAAAGGTTGTGCATCTGGGGGTTGCTTTGTGCCAGTTGAAGCTGAGTCTGGGCCAATGCCAAACGTTGTGACATTGAAAAGATGTTAGGATCCGAAACCGGAATTACATCCACCCTCTCGTCAAAATCCATCTGCTTAACTGTAGCTTCCGCCCCGTACACATTATAAGGGTACATTGGAGGAAGTGACTCAGCGAACACACGACCAAGCATCCTAAACTCTTGTTTCTGTGCATAATGCAGTCGTTTGTGTATGGCTGACATCACCTTGGATCCGCGCTCAAGGAGAGCAACGGTTGTTCCTACTGCCGCTTGCTGGTTACCATCCCCAACTTGCATATCTGCAATAGCAGCGAATCTACGACCAGCATCTACGACAAACCCTAAAAGGGCCATTAGTGTCTGACTTGGTTCCTTGTACGGAAGCGGTAAGATACTTTCTCGAAGAGCGCCACCGGGAACATCAATATCACGGAACTCACCAGGAGACAGAGGCTCATCAGCATCACGAATGCGAATTCCACGAGCCTTAAAGCCAGCAGGAAGGTTAGCCAAAGTGCCTGCATCAATCAACTGCCTTAAAATAGAAGTTGCAGATCGACCCAGGCCCCCAATCATGTGAAGTAAACCAAAGCCGTAAAAACCTAACCCAGGGAGAAACTTGTAATGTGCAAAATACTGAATTTTACGATAATACTCATCGCCCGGACGCCAATTCCTGCGAATGGATAAAACCTTTGAACTACCCTCGTCAATCGAAACAATATACGGAAGTTTAATACCTGTCTGTTCACCATCGATCGGACTAACGTGTTCAAAACCACGGAGATCCAAATCGGTGTGAACCTCCAGTATGGTACAGTCCTGGTCATCGGAACCAGACCTCTCAATACCCATCAACTTACGTTCTTTCTCCCGTAACTCGTCGGTATCCTCATAAGGACTTAGCTCGATGTCTCGATAGAAACCCCCCGCCTGAAACTTACGAACATCATTTGTGTTCATCCGGATAACATGGGTGATACGGGAAGCGGAATGCAAATCAGTAGCGTTATACGGAACCAGTAAATCATCTGCCGGAACGAAGCGGGAAACAGCGCGATCCAATATGTCGTCGTAGTAAATCTTCTTAAAAGCACTTCCCGCTAAAGGAAGATAAAACAGCAGGCGATCCATCTCCGGATCGTACTCATCCATCACATGCGTGATCTGATAGTTCATAAACTCCTGAACGCGACGAGCTTGAGACTCTACCTCTGGTGTTGCTGCACCAACAACCTGAGTACGAACAGGGCCTGAACTAGGGAGAAGTTCCTTGTATGCTTGAGCTTGAAACTGGGTTACGGCTTCTGCGATCAAAGGATGCGTAACACCACTGGATCCACGGAAGGGTTCCTCACGATTCTCATACTTAATGCCTAAAAGATCCAGACCTTCTGTATAAGCGTCCTCCCATTCCTGACGACTACTTCTATCGTCTTCGTAATAGCCCGTAAGTTCCGATGCAATCCCCATCAAAACCCGCTCGTCCATGACCTCGGCCAAGTTAGCGTCGGGTTCAGCTTGAAGCTGTTCGGAAACGATATCCTCAAAATTTAAAACAACGGAACCATCTTCCTCTTCCACGATATCAGTAGGTTCCTCGATCTCCTCGACCTCAACTTCTTCTACTAAACCCCCTAAAGGCATTCCCTGTGAAGGCATAGCACCATCGATTAAGGAGATAGGTTCACGAGCCATTATTTACTCACTTTCTTGAATTTCTCGAACGTCCTAAGACCTCCCAGACCCAGCATCCCCATCAGCACAGGCATCATCTGGCTCATGTCCATAGCAGGTAAATCAACTAGGTAACCCGTCTGGGCGAGTACAAAGTTTAGGATAGGCGTTGCAACATACGTCCACGCCAGGGCCACCCCGCAGGACCATCCAATAAAAGGACGCCAACCGGCAACAAAAATACTGCGGTGACTCGCCTCTGTTTTGTTTATTTCCAGTTGTGCGACATCAATTTTTGCCAGATGAGTGGCAAGCTGCGCCTCTAAGTCTCTCTCAGCCTTGGCCCGTGCCTCTTTGTCCTCAGGTAGAAACCTGCCCACTACCTCGGTAACAGCAGGAAGAATAGATGGCAGCAGGGAAGCAATCATTTCAGACCCCTTTGGAAATTTACGCAAGGTATCATAGGAAACAATAAATACAAACCGTTATCCCCTGCTCCCAAGTGTAATATTACCTGTGTGGACAGTTCTCTTTCAGAACGAAGGCGGCAACGGACACTGCCATCCCTACAATAGCAATCCAAAAATTGTCCGCAATGACCGCGACACCCATAACTCCAATGCCGATTGCCGCATACGTGGAAGGTTCACGCACACGTTCAAGAATCCACTCTTTCATGGAAAACTCCTAGTAATATTGTCGAACTTGTGGTTTGTATATAGGTTCGTCTTCTTCTTCGTCACTGTCAAGTCGAAGAAAACCCCCTTTACGGTATCTAATAAGTGCCATCGACATGCTATCGCAGTAATCGTCGTAATCCCCGTTGGGAAACGCCGCACATTCGTCTATAACCTCTTCCGAAAACTTCTTCTCCGGCGCCCATACCTTACCAGACTCGAATATCGGCGCCACCATGTGCATTCTCGTATGCTTATCCCTGCCTTTCGACGGTGTATAGTTGACAACAGGGATGCCCATCGTCCGTAATTCATCCGTGAGCGGTGTTCCACTGGCCTTGGCCTCAATCAACACCATATCCGGCTCCCAATACTTGTATTCCTCCATGGCATGGGATTTTAATTCCGGGAAATCCCACCTCCCGCGCTTCGCATCCATCAAAATAAGGTTGTCCGGACCCCCCTCACTGGGCTGAAACACCCCCCATGTTGTAATTGCCGAGTAATCGGCCGTCTCTTTCTTGGAAAAAGCCGTATCGTAACTCTGCATGATGTAACTGACAGGGGGTATACTGTCCTTCTCCCACGTATTCCACCACTCCTTCTTGATTATCGCACCTTCTTCCGCAACAGGGTTTTGCTGCCACTGTGCATTCCACTTGCCCAGGGACAAGGAAGCCTTGACCCTTAACAATTCATCCTTTTTCCAGAACTCCGGCCAAAGGATGTTACCGCTGGGAAGAATCGCCGGAAACTCGACCACGTCCCACTGGTCGGACATTATATCGGAAGCCTGCGCCTTGATTAACTTGCCCGTTAAATCCTTCAACGACCATCGCGTCATTACAACTACAATGGATCCCCCCGGTTGTAATCTCTGTCTGGGACCGGACGTATACCATTCATAAGCATTCTCCATGGCCGTTTCAGATAGTGCATCCTGCTCCGAATGGGGGTCATCGATAATAAGAAGGTCTGCACCGCGACCTGTAATCGCACCGCCAACACCAGCCGCATAATACTCACCGCCCTGCGAAGTCTCCCAGCGACCAGCAGCTTTAGAATCGGCCCTAAGATCGACATCGGGAAATACCTCCCTGTATAAATCCATTTCCATAAGATTCCTGACCTTACGGCCAAACCTCACCGCAAGCTCCGCCGTATGAGTCGTCTGGATGATCTTTAACTCAGGATCACGGCCAATGAGCCATGCAGGCAACAAGTAACTCGCAAACTCACTCTTGGTATGCCTCGGCGGCATGTTTACAATGATCCGTGAACCCTTGTTCCCCGCCAACTTCTCAAACTGCTTGGCAACCTGCTTGTGATGGGAACCCTCTATAAAACCCTCGTACACATGCTTGACAAAATCCATAAAGGATCCTTGCGCCCGGTCCCTGACCGATAACGTCCGCTTGGCCTGTTCAAGGGCCAATATCTCCCGCATCACCTCATCAGGAGCGTTTAGCACGTTTCCATTCCAAATACTCCGCAGCTTCCTGCACGTTCGCAAAGCATACAACAAACGCCGTTTCCGATTCCGCCAGCGGATCCATCACTACCGTAATCGCCTCACCATACTTCTGCTGACCATGGCCTAACCGATCCGCATACTCGTCATCCGTCTTGTAACCCTTGGCACGGGCCGTCCAGTAAACACGATTCGTCCACTCATCCTCGTACTGGGCCAAAGCCCAGTGGTGGCGATGACCGGATATGTATACCCGCGCTTCCTGCGTAAACTTGGCCCTCTTCTGTTGAGCGTGCAAGGGGTTCCACTGACTGTGACCCGGCATGTCATGAGACGCCCAGATGCGTACCGGACGACCCTCAGGAAAACGAAACTCCAAACGAGCCTGCCAGTCACTGGTCAATGTACCGGGAACCTTGAGCCACTCAATAGGATCCGCATCGTTCGGTAACCACATATCATGATTACCCTTGATTAACAAACACCAATCCGTCGCCGTCAGTAACCATTGAACCAATTGCCAACCCTGACGGGCAGAAGTCTCCTGGGAAGCCCATAACCTCGATAAACGACCAACCCAGTTGTTACTCGCATCCCCCAGGGAAGCCGCGTACATACCATCCGTATTGTTAATCGTATCCAAATCCGCACGTAACCTGGGCCAGTTGCAACCATTGTCATCAACATGGGGATCACCAAGAAAACTTATCGCAACCGGACCACGCTTGTGAAAAGTAACCGGTAACCACTCACGTTGCTCCAATGACCTCTGACGCTTCTCAAAACGCTTCGTAACATGATCCACTAAATCATCAATAGGCATGTCCGGTGGTTCAGGGTCCACAAACGTAAAATCCTCCGTCCGCTCCCAAGGAACAACATATCCCTTGGCCTGGGCCTTCTTTAAATAACGATAATACGTGCGGTCACTGATCCTAAGATGATCACGAGTGGCCTTTACAACCGAAGGAGTACTGCCCGGAACCCCCCCTCCAGTGACATTGGGCGCCGGCCAGCCCTGAAGATATAAATCCTCCAAGGTATCTATAAGATTCTTTACTTTTGGATCATGATCTTCCGCCATATTTTTACCCCTAAAAACCAACACAAGTATATAATACCCTAATACAACAAGGAATTATGTCACATGGCAGATGTCATAACACTAATAGAAGGACCAAAGGAACCCCAGGAATTAAAATGTAGTAACTGTGGCAAAACATCCTTTTTAATCTTTCCAGACTCAATCGTTACATGCAGCTCCTGTAAACACATCATGGAATTGATGTATTGGAACCTTGTTTTAACTGACCATATGTTCAAGGACAAATGACAAATGACCATGGTTATATGTTCAAAACACTTGTTTCACCTGACGCTGAAACACTCAGGGGGGCGCCCGAATCCGACCTAGGGTCGCGAGACATTCGGTCAAAATCCGACAGGCCTCTGGAACCTTATTTGAAAAAAATGCCAGCATCTTATTTGAAAAAAAATGGGCGGGATAATCCCGCCCATTCCCAACCCGCCCATTGGTTTCTATTTTACGTAGTAGTTATCCCAATCATCAATGAGCACGTTGAGAATTTCGGCGACACAACGAGCATGACGTTTGCAATCATCATCAGATAATTCCATGGGGGCCTTCCCTTGGAATAGGTAAATGCTCACAAGGTCGGAGACTTTGTTATAGCATTCAATATTGTTATCAAAATCATTCATCGATCCACTCCATCAATG